TACCTTTTCTATCTTCAAATGAAAAAGCATCACTTTTATTTACTTTATCAAAAGGTGTTCCACCACCTCTTTCTACAGGTTCAGGGTCTCTACTTTTTGGTGTTACAGATTTAAGTAAATCTTGTTTTTTAACGACTGTACGAGGTTTATCTTTACCCTCATCCTTAGTTACTATCGTACCATCTTGAGTCGTAACGATTGCAGTAGGGTCTATTGTTCCAGAACCCTGTCTACCTTCTGAAGCAATGTTAACACCTTCTTCTGCCATATTTTTTACATAGTCTCCGTAGCGTTTCTTACCTTCCTCACCTAGACCCATGTAAGTATTTTTAGATATTTCACCACCAAACCATCCTGCTTTTGCACCTGCTTTCATAGATACTTTAGCATCTTTAAATGAACGATATGAAGATAAGTTTTCATTTGTTTTTGGGTCAACAGCTTGTCCTGCCTGATTAAATATTCCACCTGTTACAGGGTCTATGTCACCAACTTCTAAACCTACTTTACCTGAAACAAACATACCACCTAGTCTATTAGATAAATTTTTAGCTTCTGCAGATTGTCCTACTGCTTTGCCTGTCTTACTTCCTAGTTGAGACATTCGATTAGCAAGAGCATCAGCTTGTAGTTGTTCTTCTTCTGTTAATTCCTCTCCACTTTTAGCCTTACCCATAATTGTATTAGCTACTTTTTGAGGTATACCTGTTAGTGCTAATATAGCACCCGGAATACCACCTGCTAGTAAAGCTAAACCTGCCTGTCCGAATTTATTTGAAGCAATACCTTTTAACCCCTCTCCTACACCTAACGTAGATGTAGCACCTAATAATGATTTAGTGCTTTGCAATCTATTTTCATTTTCGTTTCTATCATCACTATCTTTAGCTTCTGCTACCTGTGTTGTAGGCACTGTAACTTCTTCTGTTTTAGGTTCTTCAGGTTTTACTTCTTCTTTAGGCTTAATTGTAAAACCTGCAGGTGGTGGGTAGATAGGTTTGCCATCTACATGAGGTATAACCATCGTTTCACCTGTGGTGTTATTAATATACTCTACACTTTCATATGCTTGTGCCGAGGGCAGTAAATCTTGAAATCCTGTATATTGTTGAGGTTGTTGAGGTTGCATTCCAAAACTAGGTGCATAGCCTGTTTGTTGCTGTGGCATTTGTGCTATTGGCATAGGTTGAAACACAGGTTGTTGTTGGGGTGCAATATTAAACTGTGATGTTACCTGTGATGGTTGATAATATACACCTTGATTAGAAGGCACAACTCCACCAACTTGCATTTCTAATTCACCTTCATTGCCATCATCATCTTCTACTGTAATATCTTCAGGGCTAAAAGGTATGTCATCAGGTAATGTAGCTTCTTCTGAATTACCCATCTGACCCATAGCTTCCATCTTTTTTAAACCTGCTTTAGCTTCTTGTCTTAACTGCATTAATTTTTCTAGACCTATATAACGCACAACATCTGCAGGAAATACAAACTCACCTTCTGATAGTTTAGCATCTATGTCATCTCTTACTTCTTCTTGTGAAGAACCTACAGGAACTTCGTTACCTGATACAGGGTCTACTGTACCACCATCTTGTTCTAATCCACCCTCTTGAAATAGTGACATTTGTTTTTTCATAGTTGTTCCACCTTTATTAAATATAGTTTCTGTTTTGCCATCAGTTCTAATTTTTAAACCACCTTGAGTGCCTAATTTTTTAGCTTCTGATATTTTAAATTTTTGTGCATTTTTAGCTAATACTAAAGCACCCACTTGTAAAACCTCATCAGCAGATTTTATAGGCATACTTGTGTCTTTATCATAAAAATATCCATGTTTAAATGGATTAAAACCTACTTGAGTCCATTCAGGATCATTTAAAACTTGTTCTGCCCTAGCCTTTGTTGTAGCAGGGTTTTCATTATAGTAGTCACCAAATATACGTGCTATAGTGCCTTTATCTGCTCTACCAGCAGCTATTTTTGATGCTCCTTGAGGTAAAGTTTTAAATTCTACGTTTTTTAAAACAGCAGTTTTTCCATAACCTAGTATATCACCCTGTAAAGAATCTATCCTACCTCTTTTATCAAACGCATCATGTAGCGATACAACCCAAACATCGTGTTTTTCATACGCAGGTATATCTAACCTAGAAGATACTCTAGTTCCATCTTCTATATTTTTTGTAAGACCTAATATTCCTTTGCTAGACTTGTCTTTATTTAAAGAGCCTACTATCTCCTTGAATGTGGGTATGACAGGAACTTCTTCTATTTTTTTAATTGGTGTGTTTTCTTTTACAATAGAACGATATTGCTTACCTGTTATTTTACCATCTAATAAATCATTAGCAGCTTTTTCAACATCAGGGTTTCTTTTTTGTGGTTTAGGATTTGGATTTTGTTTTTTCCAATCGTCTATTTTTTTAGGGTCTGCTAATAAATTTTTTGCTTCTTCAACATTTTCTATAGTTTCATCTACTACATCTTTACCTGTTTTAGCAGCGGTCTTTAGTAGCTTTGACAATACAGCCATTATCTAATATCTCCTAAAACTTCCTGTCTTAAATATTTTAGTCTTCGTAAAGCTGAAATAGCACCTTGCGATCTATACATCATAATATTATTATCCGTTTGTTCCATAACTAGATGTTGTTTATATATAACTAAATCAATATAATTATTGAAGCTGTCCAGCAGTTTCTTGTTCTCCACTAGGGGTTTGAGTTGCTGCAGTATTTGCTTGTTGTCCTTGAGGTTGTTCATTTCCTGTAAATCCTTGCTCATTAGGTGTTGGGGCTATTCCTGTTCCTATAGTTCCCCCACCTGCTCCTGTTGGGTCACTAGGGTCAGTTCCTGCAGGTGCAGGTTGTTGTGGTGGTAACATATCTTGCATCATCTTGGCTTGTAACGCAGCTTCTTCCATATTGTTTGTAACCTTTTCAGGGTCTAAGTCCATAGACTTTGCTATCTCACGAATTATATATTGAAATTTAGCAAATGGGGCAAGGGCAGGATTACCTGCAACTTGTAAGAATTGCATTAGTCTTTGACTACGTACTTCATTAGCCATAAGACTTTCTGTACCTCTTGCTTTTATTTCTAAGTCACCTTTTGTTTTTTCATCGTAATCAAACTGCATGTTAAAACTAAATAAGTTTTCACCAAGAGGTTTTAATAAATAATCATCTACATTTTTTATAACAGCTTTGATACCACTACTTGCAGCATTCATTAACATAGATATACCTGATGCTGTTCTACCAACACCTGTAACACCTGTTTGTCCATGTGCAAATGATGGCAACCCTGTTGACTCATCTGCAAGTTGTCTAGCTTTATCAAACAGTTGCATGTTCTCTCCTGCAACATTTGGAAACTTTGTACCAAAGATAGCTTGTCCCGGAGCACCACCTTGTCTTCTAAATATTTTTCCCGGATATACAGATAAATCCTGTCCCGGAACTAAATTAGTTTCATCTACTTCTATAAGCAGGTTTCCTGACAATACCGAGTTATCTACAGCCATTCTCATAAAACCATTCATCAATGTCTGTGTATCA